AATATTATAGTAACCAATATCGACATTTCCGGTATTAGTTATCGTATAATAAACTTTCACTTGATCGCTCCACTTTCCGCCGGAATAATCTTGTTCCCACTTAGTTATTACAACATCAGCACTCAAATTTTGAAATAAACAACATCCCGATAAAAACATAGCTAATATCAAAAATAAAACTACCCAAAAAACTTTCTTTTTCATCGCCTATACCCCCTAAAATTTTCTTTAAACTCCCAATATATAATACGATATAAGCAAAGGAAAGTTACCGCTAATATTATAAATCTTTTTTCAATAATTTACAATTATTTCAAGCTCTCATCAGTCCGGTTTAATAAATAGATAAACAGATCTTCCAACTTTCTAAACTTATTTGCAATAGTAACATTGAAAATATAATATATGAGCCCTCCACTATCCCCGGCAGCCCTATATCCCTTCTCTGCTTCACTGGCCGGTTTATATCCTATTACTGCTTCATCAGCAGGTTTATAGGGTATGGTAGGCCATTCAGTAAGCACATCAACCCTTATCAATTCTACCTTTTGGATTATAAATTGCTGGTTAATATTCCTTTTAGTAGAGTAAATGGTTATTATCTGGCCGCTTCTAATATCACTTCTATTGGTTATAAAAGTAGCCCTAAGGGTAGGGTCAACGTTTTTTAATAGATCGGCTTTGGCTGCTTCATTGGCCCAATCTATACTATCGATATTATTATCCACTAGGCAAAATTCAATAATACCATCTCCACCTTCAATGGCTTTAACGGTATCTATAGAGTCTTGATTCTCTCTTTTAAAACAAATCGGCACTCCTAGGGTAGTATAACCAACAAGTATTTCACTCCCTATCGTTAATTCTCCTTCTCCGATGCTTCCTGTGCCATAAATACTTACTGTATCATTTGTTACGCTGACTTCAAAGGCTTGATTCGTACAGGGTATTTTATCTTCATTGATATACCATCTACCACTATACCCCGGCTGAACAGCACAGAGATAGCCAGCGGTAAAACAAATACCTATACAATCATCCTCCACCACATCTAGATCAACTTCAAAGATTTGTTTTGAGCCTGATATTACGGTGCCGATAATTTCTGTATCTCTGGTAGAAAGTTTATTAGGAAATCCTACCGGATCAGGACGGTAAAAAGTAGCCACCTTACAATTAGATAAATTTGCATAGGCATATATTTCTATCCGGGTGATCTTCCCGGTAATATTGGCAGGGTTGGTTTTATTTACATGGGTAATATTCGGATATCCCACTACTGCTGAACCACTTACCAAAGTTCCAATATCAATTATTTGAATACCTGCAGCCCCGATTGACAATATTTTTGTTGTCTCATTTAACATAAAATCATAATAAAGTGGATTGTCTACCCCAGCCCAACCGATTGTTTTAATTACTCCATCCACTTTTATGGTAGGTAAAAATTGTTTATATATAATAATATCAGGATCAGCCATATATCCTATTACTAAATATTTACCATTATGAGAGAAGATTGCCCCCCTGCCCTGTGCAGTAGGTAAATCAGCAGGGTCAGCTTGCTTACCTAAAGTATCTCCTGAACGAGTATAGATAGTTACAAAAGGTGTGGTAGCGTGAGCAACTGCTAACTGTATCCCATCAGGAGAGAAATCTACACCACAACAAACGCCAGTAGGTAACTCGGCAGGATTACTTAATTTGGTAAAAGTATCATCTGCTCGTTTATATACCGTAATATAAGGTGTCACATCGTGGGCAACTGCTAAATAAGTAGAATTAGGACTCCAAGCCACATTTTCTCCCCAGCCAGTAGGTAAAGTAGTGGGGTTATTTAATTTAGTAAAAGTATCGCCATCACGTTTATATATGGTAATAAACGGAGTAGTATTATGAGCCACTGCCAAATAAACACCATTAGGAGAAAACTTACATCCCACACCATCCCCAGTAGGTAAACCGGCAGGATTGTCAAGTTTAGCAAAGGTATCTCCACTTCTTTTATAGATTGTTATATACGGACTATTATTATGTGCTACTGCTAAATAAACGCCACCGGGAGAAAAATCACAACCGTAACCGTCACCGGTTGGCAATATATTAGGGTTAGTCAATTTAGTAAAGGTATCTTCATTTCTTTTATAAATCATCACATACGGTGAACTATCATGTGCCACCGCCAAATAGGTGGAATCAGGAGAGAAAGAAGCATCATGCCCATCGGCATTAGGTGTAACGTCAGGATAGTTCAATTGATTAAATGAATCCTCTTCTCTTTTATATATATAAATACCTTTATTTGGATTAGATGCCACTTTAATAGTCTTATCATGAGACATTGCTAAATAAATATCATTATGAGAAAAATCACATCTCCAAACATCTCGAGTTGGTGCAGGGTCTGGGTTTGGTAATTTCTCACGTCCCCGGTTAATAGGGGCAAATTTACAAGTCCACTCCGTAGCCAAACCATCATAAATAAAAATTTCTCCAAAAGTATCTTTTAGTCCTGAACTTTTTACAAAAACCCTATTCCTTAATTGAGCTATGTCGGTATTAATTATTAGATCTTTATAATCTGCCTGGTTATCGCCTAATTGGAATGGTGCCGGGTAAGTATTTTTAGCAAAGAAATGGATATCTTTGTCATAATCCACATACCATTCATAACCGCAACATTCAGCTATTTTGGTTAAGGCATCCGATACTTGAACATAATCGAAAGCTATTTCGCTTATAGTGGGGCCATCACTGACGTTGATATAAGTAAAACCGGTAGTATAATTATCGATTATATGCTTATAAATATCCCCGGCTTTTTGGTCTTTATAGGATTCTGTCACTAATTTTTTATCTAAATCCCGGGTATGATCTATACATTCAACCGGATATTTCAAGAGATTAGGAGGCAAAAAACTTTCTTCTTTAGATAAGATCCTGCCAGAAAATAATTTCTTAGCGCCCTCTTCGATTAAAACTTCTTCACCGGGGATAGGGGCAACAGCTATATTATTACAGATAAAATCAAATGAGGCCGAATTAACTTTACTGGTTAACTCATCCCTTATGCTAAGGCTCCGGGCATCCACATATTCAGTTTTATCCACTCCACCGATTTTAACCGTTATACCCAATTTAGTGTCTCCTCTTTAATTCTATTTTTCTTAATACCTCATCACTTATGGTTACTGCCAATCTCTTAATATCTAGATCATTGGCTATTTTATTATCATGAATATCGATATATATTTTATTTTCGCCAAAACCTTGCGCAGTAATATTCGGAATTCCCACTGATCCACCACCAGCAAAAGCGGGGACCGGAGTAGGTAAACCCCCGGTAATAGCTTCTACTAAATTTTGAGGGATCGCCTTAAACTTTCTGATAAAATCGGTCATGGGTTTAGATATTACATATTCTCCAATATCTAATTTTGCCATTACCGTATCGGCCAATCCACCGAATTGATACTTTTTGACTTCACCACCAAAGTGATATCCCACTCCACCGCCTTTATTAAATCCTAATATACCGGAAAGCAGACCACCACCTGGAAAAATTAAGTTTATTATCCAGGAAGCTGCAAGTTTGGCTATCTGCTGAAGAATGGCATCTATCATGCTTTTCCAAAGATCCTTCATAGCTTCCCCGAAAGTCTTAGCCCCCGAAAGTACACTATAAAAAGCACCACTTAAACCGCTTACCATGGCAGCCCTCAAATCAGATATAAGATCACCAATAGCAGAAGTGGTATTATTAACAGTTTCTTCCATCTTCTCACCAGTATATTTTAGAGGCTCCAATATTAAATCCATATTATCAGTAATACCGTCTCCAAACATAGACATCATATTAGGCATCCATTGATCAGATTTAGAAAGAGGACCTTCTTTAGGTGGGGATTCAAAACCGAAGAAATTTTTAATCTTATTCCCTACATTTTTAACAGCATCAGTTACTTCTCCTACTTTAGATTTAATCCCTTCACTGAATCCCGATAAAGCATTTTTGCCCCATTCCAGCATTTTCTTAGGTAAATTAGCCAGATCTTCAAACTTTTGAATTATCCAGTCTATCATTTCTTGAACTTTTTGTGTTGCACTATCTCTTAAATCTGTAAGAAATCCTATTATTTTTTTATACCAATCTTGAACAAAGGCAACTATTGTATCCCAATTTTTCCATATTAATATAACTGCACCAATGGCCAAAATCAATAATCCGATAGGACCAGTAGCTATAGTTCCTATGGCAGTTATAGCTCCCGATATTGCCCCAAAAGCAGAGACAGCCATTAAGATAGGACCGCCAACCATGGCCAAAACTCCAACCACCGCACCAACCTTCGTGATAGTTTCAACCAATGGAGCATTTTCCTTTGCCCAGGCTGCAACCTTACCTACTATTTCAGTGACCTTTTCTACTAAGGGGATAATCGCTGGGATCAAAGTATCGCCAATGGTTCTACCTGCCCCAGCCAAAGATCCTTTTAAATCGGTCATCCTATCGGTAAATTCGGCTGCCTTAGCTGCGGCTTCGGTGGACATGGTTATACCCAGTTCTTTGGCCCGGTTCATTAATTCCTCAATACCGCCTTCACCCGCTTTAAGTAAGGGCAATAATTCCGGGCCTGCTCTTGCTCCGAATAAATCCATAGCAAGGGCTGCCTGTTTGGTGGGGTTTTCTATTGCGGATATTTTAGCTGCTGCCTCTTTTAAGACATCGATGGTAGATCTTAGGTTGCCATCTGAATCGGTAACGGATATATCTAATTCTTTAAAGGCTTCCATCCCTAGGCCTATACCCTTAGAAGCATCATCCATCGCTGTAGTTAATCCTTTGAGTCCCTTCTCTATTGTTTCAATAGATGTTCCTGATATATCACCAGCATAGGCCAGGGCCGATAAATCTTCTACTGCTATACCGGTACGCAAACTCATTTTATCGAATTGATCCCCTGCTTGGGCTGTTTTAAATACAATAGCAGTAAAAGCCCCGGTAACTGCAGTACCGGCAATGGTGGCGATCTTGCCTATTTTACCTAATTTTTCAGAAAAACTTGAAACGTGACTATCAGCTTTATCAAGTTCACCTTTTAATTTTGAAGCGTCACCTAAAATATTAACCCAAATATCAGCCAATCTATTTTTTCACCCCCATAAAAGCCAAAAATGCCTTATAAAAAAGCATTTTTAGATCATAAATTTCACGAGCATCTTTCATTATCCAGTCTAAATCATCAGGGGGAATTGCCAGGATATCTCTATACCCATATTCATAGGCAAAAGATAAGACTTTCATTATTTCCCGGAATCCCCCGGCCTGAAATATTTTTTTAATCCAGCTATTTGCACGATCGCTTTTTGCACTCTCTCAAAATCATCAACGTCAACCAATTCTTCAAATTCATCTACGGTCAGATCTTTTGCTTCTGGATTCCATTTCTTAATTACAGTCAATAAGGTATAAAAAGTATAATCATAAGTAGCAATATCATCCTCTTTTTTTAATTTCTTTTTTTCTATGTTTAATTTTTTAATATCCAGCATAGAAAGAGGCTTGATTATATACTCTTTGCCCCCTATTTTAACCGGGGAAGTAAAAACTTCCTCTTCAGTAACGTTCGGATTATAGCTTTTATCTCCACCAATAATATTTGGTTTTTTAACTTCTTTATTTTTAGACATAATACTCCTTCCTTATTATCAGATAATTCTCTCAGAATACCCTCGAATCGTTAAAATTTACCCCCTACATAATGAAATTTCATCCTACCTAATGGGGTTACCCCTTAATACCCGGTTTCAAGATTAATTAAGGTAATTTTGTAAGGATATCCTAAACTTGCATCATATTTGGCCTTACCGGTAACTCCACAAACTATCGGTCCTGGACCTGACATATTAATCGGATAAGTAAGATATCTAAGTTTTGGTATATCGATTATTAGGGTATAATAATATCCGGTTTCACATTCCGCCCCTACAAATTTAACCTGGAAGGCCTGTTCCGCACCGTCTATAAATTTATTGTATTCAGCCCGATCCACAAAATCGATGGTAAAGTTAACCGGTATCGTCCTAAAGCCATCCCGAATAATTTTTCTTAATATAGCGGTATTGTTAAGGGCATATTTTCCTACACATTTATTATCATAATTGATCCCGAAGGTATTTATGTCATTGTTAGGAGATCCAGCTATTGAAATAACCGCCTGCTCCCAGGTGAAAGGATTGGTAGTTTCCAGTGATAAAGCGGTCTTTGGTGTATCCCCTATATTCTTGGCAATGATTCCATTGGTAGCCTTTAAGATTTTATCGGTAGTAGAGAAATTTAAGGCTAAGGTATTAACTATTGCCCCTAAAAACTGGAAGGCATCCCCTTGATCCCGATAAACCTCTAAGGTATAAGGGTTAATCGGACAATCTACATGAAAATCGGTCGCCTGTCTAGGAATAAAGATGTGCTGTTTTGCACTGGTGGCATCGGTAGTGGTTATTTTCCGGATAACATCAAGATTAATAACACATTCCCCTAAATCGGTTACATATTTCAGGCCCATACTGATTACAGCGGTCAACCCTGCTGGGGTAGCAATGGTTAAAGTTACTTCTTTCCACACTCCAGCGGTTAAAACCGGGATATCTAAATTTTCAAGCGGTGTGGCACAATTAGGTGTATCGTCAAGTAAAAATTGTAAGTCTCCTAAAACGGTAGCCACAGAGCATTTGATCCAAAGTTTTATATGGGTTGAAGCAGTCATATTATTAGAAGCAATTGCTTCAGTGGCTAAAATAGCCCCCGCTGCCACGCCAGAAGTAACGCGCAATTTTACCGATTTAGTTCCTTTTTTATAGTCACTTGCATCTATTTCAGATATTACTCCACCGTCTACTGACTCATCCCATTTATCCTCACAATCCTCTATCTCGGTTTCTGCTGTACCTGCCGGGGTTGCCTCTTCCGGTTCATTAATTGCACTTCTTAATAGGTGGCCTAAACTTGCGGGATGTACTTCCACCACAACATCACCACCGAAAGCCCTTTCTCCCTGGTAAGAGTTTGGTTCATCGAGTATTCCCTTTTGGGCAGCAGATAAAACTTCTTCGATATTCGGGATCAGAGTTTCACTAACAAAATGTAAGAAAAAGTCATTATCCCCTGTTACCTTCTGTCCCCAGACTAATTCTTTTTTAATTCCTATGTGTCCCCTTGCTCCCTGTCCCATGATTTATCAGCTCCTTTCTTTTTAATTTTTTTCTTTTAATTTTAATTTCTTTTTCTTTAATCTCATCAAAATATCCGGTATCTAACATACTTTTAGATAAAACATTATCTTTTATTTCTCTTATTTCTCCTGGCCTATATACTCCAAAACCAACGATCCAGCGCTCATCAATCCCTTTGAATTTTAATTTCATAAGATCACCTTCTTTTTATTCCCTGGTTATAAAATTTTGCCTTAAAGTTATTTTCATATCAATCCCTACTCCCCTGAACGGATAAGAGTCAAAATCAAACCTGGTATTCGGGAAGCTAAAATATAGACATTTTCCATCCAGATCTATATGAGCACCCAGGGCTTTTTTAATATCAAAATTAACGTCAAGCACCCCTTTGGTGGTGGCATCTCCGACTATCTGTTTGTCTACATCAAAGATTTTTACATAGGCCCAGATAGTGACAGTAAAATTTATCTCCGTATTATGGGGCATGGTTACTGCCTCTTCCGGTGCATTGGTAGGCTCCAAGATAATACAGGGGAAGTTACTAACCGGAATATTATCCCTGGTCCCCGGATAAACTATTTTAATATAACCTTTTAAAACAACATCCTCTTCTAAAATAGTTTTAACCTTATTCCAGATATCCTCTAATTTCATTTGGTTATCTCCTCTAAATATTCGGTAAAGATCTTAACTATATTTGTTTCATCCTCTTCCTGGAAGAGTAAAAATTTACGCTGAGGCAATTTAGCTATCCTTGCCTTCTGGTGAACGTGCATAGCAAAAACATCTTCCCCGGTGCCCGGGTCAACCCAGTGTAAAGCCCTCGCTTTTACCGGGTAGATATCCCTTGCCGGTATATTAATAGTGGCCCCTTCCTGGTGTTTTCTCATATAATCAAGTCTGGTTCCTATCTGAACTTTCTGATCAGACACGACTTCATACACAATAGAGCCTCTTCCTATCCCGGTATCCTGTAAGATCTTCGCTCCCTTTCCTTCTTTTCTTCGCATGGCTATGGTCATAGGGCTAAGTGGAACCCACCTGGTAGGTCTGCCTTCTTCCCTAAAGTTTTTATCAATAGACCCTAACATTAATATCCCGGCTCGTTTTAAAGGAATTTTAAGATCCTTAGCTTTATCCCCGGCTTTTTTTAATAAGGCCTTTACTTCTTCATCTCCACTAATGTTATATTCAATTAATGCCCCCCCATTAGTCATTTTCTAAGTCCTCTATCTTATTGGGATCAGTTTCCCAGTTAGTCTCATCCCTCTCGTCAAAGGTCCTTTTATAATCTTTGGTGGTAGATTGAATAGCCTCCACGTCTACGGTAATACCTTCAATCTGTTTTCTACCCTCGGCAATATCTTTAAGGGTCTCTCTTGCCTCTTTATATTTATCGCTCCATGTATTTATGCTCGGTGATTTACCTGAATATAGGCCCCTCATCACAAAATAAGAGGCAATATCCTCAGATAAAGATTTTATGATAGCCGGGGTAGCCCCTAAAGCATCAAGGGCAGCCAACAGATCAGATGAAAAAGCTGCTCTTATTTCTGCGTCTGCTTTAACAATAGCCTTAGCCAATAATAAAGCAGGTACTTCGATCACCGCCATATTCAAATTAGTTAATACATCAGCACCTTCACAAAAAGCCATTTAAATCTCCCTTGTGATTAGAGGGAGAGAATATAATCCTCCCCCTCTAGATTTATTTATTAGGTTACTGCTGGGGATATCCTATATCCACAAGCAATACAAACCATTTTTTCAGCTTCTATGTCACCCACTTCAAACCAATCACTATGTTTTACTTCTATTCTTGCCCTTCTGGTTTGAAATGTTTGAGATTGGAAGGTATAACCTAAAGAGAATTTCTTTATTCCAGGTCTAGGCTCTACATAAGCTAATATGGCATTCTTACCCCAGAGATAAGATAAAGATTCAGGCTTCCCTTCTTTGGCTGTATTATAACCAGCTTTACCGACTATCACCTTTTCTACCTCAAATACACTGGCCATAAGATCAGGAGTAACTACGCCTTTTTGAACGTATTTAATACGATCTAGAATAGTGGGATGGTGTTTCAACTTATCATAAACAGCCTTTCCTAATAGCAATACATTCGGCTCTTTAAAAATTACTTTATGTATGGTATCCTTCCCGGTTTCAATATCTCCTATAGGATTAGAACCATCAGTATAAACATCCCATTTAATACCTGGAGCATTGGCCGATAAGCTTGCCTCTAATATATCTTTGATCCTCATCTCCAAACCTAATTGAAGGATATCAGTTAAAAATTCTACGGTATCTATTTCAAGATTTAGAGGTTTATCTGCATTATCTCTTTCTATATCATCAATTAAATCATTTAAGGCATGCTCATCACAGTTATAACCATCCTCCGTTACTTTCCAATCCACAGTTCTTGATTCGGTCTTAGGAGCCCTCAAAGTTTTGGGAATCCTAAACCGATCAGCTTTAGAATCATAGATATAATATATATCCGATTTCTTTTTGACCGGTACAATTGGCATTAATTCAGTTCCGACATAATCGGCATTGCGGTATTGTACCGAGATATTAGTTAATATTTGATCTTTATGAACATTTTCCGGTCCTGGCATTTAGTTTCACCTCGATTCTTTTATAAATTATTTATTAAGCACCGACAATAAGATGCAGTTTGGTAATTAAAACTTCTATTATTTCATCTGCACCCCCGGAAGTTTCCAGAGCTATTGCTCCGACAAAATCTTTATTTGCAGCTGCTAATACTCCGTGTCCATTAGCATCGGGAGTTAAGAGTGCATTTTCGCTGCATGCTCCGCCCATAACTAATTTACTTGTACCCAATAATCTTACCCTAGCAGCTTTGGTATTAGCGGGAGTATTCTGTAAAATTCCAGTAGAAAGTTCTTTGGCAACACCACAAGCGACAACACCGCTAGCCCCATCACATTTTACAAAGTGATATTGAGAATTAGTTAGATCTGCGCCAGCTTTAAAAGTTAAGTCTAAAACACTGGCATCTTGAGACATTGTTTAACACCTCTTTTCGATTAATTATTTATTTTTTCTTTTTTTCTTCGGTAGAATCCAGAACGGCTAAGACTGCTTCTCGATAGGTAGCTTCTTTATGATCATCCATATACTTCTGGACCTTCTTTTCTTCCGGAGTTAATTTATCTTTGCCTTCTTCCTTTTCCTCTTCGCCCTTGCTTAATTCAGCAAAAATGGAGTCAGAGAAATTAGGTTGAAGTCCGATAAATTTCTCCAGTAATTCTCGCTGTGAAAGTTCAGTCTCTTTGTTATCTACCGTAAACTTAATTTTCTTTTCGTCTGAAGTGGACTCTACAAGAGCCATTAAAACTTCTTTCTGCTTAGGTAGAAAACGCATGTCTTTTTCGGAGCAGTGATTATCGATAAAGGTTTTAATTTCGGCTTCTCTTTTTTCCTTAGAGATTTTGTTTAGTTTTTCTTCTGATTCCTTAGACTTTTTCTCTTCGGCTTCAAATTTTTCTTTGAATCCTTTGGCTGTTTCTTTCTCTTTATCTGCTGCTTCTTTTTCCTTTTCTAATTTCTCAAAATCTTCCACCGCGACATATTTCTTCCCCTCTAGTTCAGTGATCTTGATTCCGTTTGGCATGATATAAGTCTCCTTTCTTTTTTTCTCGACCTTTTGGGTCGTTTTCTTTTCTTCTTTCTCGTATATAATTAATTTAGCATTCTCATCAGAATCATATAAGGCAGCAATATCTTTTAAATTGGTTACCGCCGGTAGATCAGCCCCCAAAAAGGCTATGGCCGAGAGGACCTTTTTATATACTTTCTTGGTGCTGGGCTCATTATAATTGTCTAAAATCTCACTGGATATCCTCTTATACGCCCCATTTTTGATTAATTGATATAGGACCTTAGGCACTTCCTTTATATCTACTAAAATTTTATCCCCTGCCCTCTTTAATTTGGTGATCCAGCCACCAGCGGGATATCCTGTCCTTTGTAATAGCGCCTGTTTATCATCATGGCCCAGCTTTACTTTGGGCTTTAACTTATCGATTATTTCATTAGTGCCACTTACAATATTGTCAAGATCCTCACCGGTTATTTTATTACCTTTCCATACTCCAATACCAAATACCTCAACATCTTTTAACTCATAGGTCTGGGAATAATTTTCCAATATTGCCAATTCCATCGTGGTTAAATTCCCCTGCTCTTCGGTTTTAACCCAGTTACCCTCTTTGTCTTTTTTCCAACCTGCTTTTTTAAGTCCAGCCCAGGCAGTAGCATTGGCTAAACCTTCTCTTTCCGGTCTATCTTTGTACTGCTCATAGGCACTATTAAAAATATCAATCCAGGTTTTCTGGGCTTCTCCTGGTAAACTTTTTATCCCTTCCGGGATATTATCCGGATATTTGTAAGGCATATAACTCATCTCCTTTCATATTGATAAAATCCTTACCCTTCATCGGTAAGACCCTGGCTTTTAATTCCGGTTTAATCGGTTCAAATTTTTCATAAATAGTTACCGGGATTAATTGTGATCGGCATTCATAATGTAACGGTGGAGTATATCTGGCTATATCAGGATCACCATATATAAATACTTGACCGTCTAAAGCCAGGCATATATCGGTAGTCCGTTCATCAATTATGGCTGAAAACATTTCCCCGGCCATGATATCTTTTACGTCAGGATCTTCCATCATGTCTTGCCTACCCTGATTATAGGCATCTGAAAAATTAGTCCTGACTATATTTTCTAAATGGTGAGGGGTCAATAATTTCCCTTCTCTGGTTTCTACTCCCGGAGTACCTATAAATTTCTTAAAAAACTGATCCAATAAAAACATAATTTCTGGGGTAGTCGAACCGTTCTTCATTCCGGTATATAATATTCCTTTGGCATCCTTTAAAATGGCATCTCTCGTTACCCCAGCGATCCAAAAAGCCTTGTTTTTTAAATATTGCATTGCCTTTTCAGCGGGCAATCCCACAAATTTATTAATTTTTAATTCACTCTCTACTTCACTCATACCGTATCTAAATAATTCCTGTAGCCATCCCTTAATACAATCCCTAAATTCACCCACATAAGATAATTGTAATTTTTCCACTTCCCGGGCATTCTGGGATTCCATAATCTTGGCCCTGGTTATTGATTTTTCAAGGGCTTCCTTTTGCCAGGTTAAAATCTCTCTAAGCTCTTCTTTAGCCTTTACTTCAAAGTTATCTAAACTCTTGATTATCCTGGTAAAATTACATTTTTTTTCATATTGATTGGGCTGCCTTAATAATCTGCCTTGATAATTTAAGGTCTTACTCGGGGCCCCGAGCTCTATATTTTTAACAAATAATCCGCCTTTGGGTTTAGGTTCAGGTAAAATTATCCCTTTTTCTTTGGCCGGGATCTTCAAGAATTCCCGGACCCATTCCTCTTCTGGATTGATCAACCCTGCATCAACTAATATTTTGGCAATTACAGCTTTGGCGTTCTGATCATCTTTAATTAGTGATTCAAATTTAAAATAAGGATATTTAGGTTGAGGAAAATTAAAATCTATTAATCGTTTTATGACCTGTTCCCGGATTATGGTATCTTCGGTTTCTGTACCTAAATAATCAAGGATATAAATAAAGATATCAAAATGGGTTTTAGATAAAGCCCAGGAGCCTTGTTCCCCGGTGTCCATTAGAAGGGTCCCCACCAGCAGGGCCCGGGCTATCATTGCATTATTACTATCAAAAGCTGACTTATAACCTGCATCTCCTCTCCTGGTAGCTTCCATAAGTTCAGCCTCTAAACCTACAGGCATAACCATCGCAGTATTGATCTGTATATTTTTTAATATGTCTAAATATTCATCTTGTTTAAGTTTTGAAGTTCCAGAAGGATAACGGCCAATTATTGTAGGTTGACCATATTTTTCCAAATAAATATTCCAGAATCTTTGAACGATATCATTAGAAAAATAATACCGATAGGCAGCCCTAAAATCGGACTCACCATATAAGCTGTCTGCATCGTCATCATTGGGGTTGTAGGCAAAAAGGATAAATTTATTGACCGGTAAAGGTTTATTGCCCGATTCAATCAAGCCTTTTTCTTCAACATTGCCATGCTCGTCACATTTAAACATATAATTTACAGCTTTTCGGACCTTGATATTGTCAATCCCGATCATCCCTTTAAATTCTCCACCGGGAAGGATCTTATAATTAATTTCAGCCACCGAGTAACCATCTCTCATGGCATTCCATATTTTAAGCAGGGTATTATTTATATTCCCCTTCATCTCTGAAAAGCAATGCTCTATAAATTCAGCCTGTTTTACCGCATCCTGATCATCCTCATCTTCCGCCCTGATACTCCATGGAGTAGATAACCGGGCATACTTCTTTAACATAAAGACAGCTTTAACCTGGCCATCACGCCTTTGCATGGTCCGGTAAATTTCTAACCCTTTTTTTTCTACCAGATCATCAGGATTATAGATAGGAAGATTACCAATACCCCAGATGTCAGTACCAGATTTGGACATTTCACCCATATCCGGTTTAACCAGTTTTTTTATAGTCTCTTTAGTGTTTTGAAATATATCTTTTAAATCCATAAATCCCCTTTAGAAATAAAAAAAGAGAGCCAGTCAAAGAATGCTTTCGGCATTCTCAAATCTGGCTCTCTGTAGTTAATCAAATCATTAAGTATATTCCGGGGCTCACTTTGAGAATATTTATTTTTTTTCAGAATAACATAAAATTTTTTAGTAGTCAAATATTTTACTTTACATAGATAACATTATAATACCATTATCACCAATCCTGCTTGGCACTTGGTCGTTCCCCGGCACCCTGTCCTTCTATTATAAACTCCGACTCTTCCGGAGCAGTCACCGCCCCATAAACCGCCATAGCCAAAGCAATGGCCAGGTCGATTTTTTTAGTTCCTGATTTCTTAACGATTCTCCAACCCCTATTACTATAAATCACTTTACAATTAATTAAAGATAATCTAATTTCTTCTGATTGGTAGAATCCGATCCTTTTGCTCTTGATTAAATCAAATAAGCATTGACTAAAGGCTATACAATTCCCCTGGGTCTGAGGCAATTCCACCATATTGATATTTTCTTTTTTAAGATCCTGGCTTAATTGAATAGCTTGGTAGGGATCAAAATATAAACTTTGAATATCATAAATTTTAGATAATTCGATCAAGTATCTTTTAACGTCATCAAATTGTAATTCTTCCATTTCCAGGGGAATATAAATTTTATGATCCACTGAAAAAATTCTATCATTAATCTTTCCCACGCCACAAATGGCGGTATAATCATTTCGATATCCCACGTCAAGCCCCACCCATATCGGGATTTTATTCTTCGGCCTCCTGATCAAGCTATAATCAATACAAACCCTAAAATCCTCATCAGTTATAAATGAATCTTCTTCACTTACCCACAAATTTTTATGCAACCGGTTGAATAGATTAGGTCTCATTCCCGGTTTATGTTCCTGGCTGTTTAAATATTTCTGAGTAACAAAACTGCTCGGATTCGATTCTTCCCCTTGCCGGATATAGAAATAGCTATCCGGAGTATTGCCTTTTTCCGATTCCTTAAAGAGATCCCATAAAATACCCTCTTCTGATCTTCCAGCGGTAGAGGTTACCAGGATTAAGGGATATTTATATACTGGGGATAGCTGCAATTCTTCAAAAAAGAATCTTAACGAATCTGTATCGAAAGAGGCCAGTTCATCGATACAAATTAACAAGCAATTAAGGCCAGCGCTTGATCGGTAACTGCTCGATAGACATCTTAAAATCGTTCCAGTTTTAATATTCTCGATATAATCGGTATAGACCCGGCACCTTTCATTAAGTTTCGGATTCTTTCTAATCATAGAAACAATTTTCCGGTAAGTGATAAAGTTCGATTGATCCTTTGAATTACTGCAAATATAAATTTCTCCTGGCTCCTGAGTGATCAAAAACCAGTTTAAAACCATAGCCGAAAAAGTGGATTTACCATTTTTTTTGGCCAGGGATATCAGGATCAAACGAGGCCTATTCTCATAAAAGCAGTCTGTAAAAACTTCTCGTTCCCAATCCTCGAGCTTAATCAATTGCTCTTTTTTCTCCGGTAGATAGATCTCGTTCTCTGAGAATTGGATAATATCCTTTTGATATTCCTGGAAAGAAAAATCAGTCCTGCCAGTCTTTAACCCTTCCAGCCATCTCCGTTTAAGTCCTTCATTTTGCTTTTTTTTCGCTTTTTGAGTCTTAACTCGATAGCTTTCTTTCAATCTCTTTTTTACATTTTTGGCCATAACTTATCACCTTAACCTCTTAGAATTGAATAGAATATAATCGATAATTACCTGGCATAACTTAATAAATTTTTTAATGGCCATAATTAATCGCCTCTAATTTTTAAATAACCTGCTCCCAGGGAGTTCGATAAATCAAACTCCCCTAAATACCCCTAAAAAACGTTTCCTGATAGTCTAAATAGTATTTCTTTATCCCTTAAGGTATGAATCTCTATCAACCCCTTTTTATTCTTAAACCCTAAGAATAGCTAAAAGTTATAAGATATAAGGCTTTTTCATTAATTCAAGTTAAAAAAAGTATGCTCTATTTTGATTTTAAAGCCTCTCAAATTTAAGGCCTTTATCTTTATATCTATTTTTTGGCCTTTATCGTTATAAAATTACACCTTTTAGCCCTGGCCGGGCTTAAAGATTCTTAGTGAATATAGTTTTACAAAGGGATTCTTTTTCAACCCCGGCCTTTTTACACATTTCTTCAAATTCTTTCTTACCAAGATTCCCTTTAGATTCTTTCTTCTTTTCTTCCCGGTTAAATAGATCTAATTGATTCTTAACTTCGTGATCCCTGCACCAGGCTAAGGCCGATTCTAACCTTTCATTCTTTTCCAAAATATTCACCACCTTTTAAATTATGATCCTTAAATCCCAAAGCCATTAATAACCTCTTTATTCTCATCATCATCGATCCCGATATACCGGAAAGTTACTTTAATATTCCGGTGATTCAATAAGTTAGAGATCCTTTCAATGCTAATTCCCTGCTTTCTCAAGTGATAACCGAAAGTTTTTCTAAGCGTATGGCCTCCAACCTTCTGCTTAATTCCCACTCCCCGGCACCAGGCATTTATTAACTGATAGGCCCGGATCCTGGTAATTGGCCTATTCTTTTTTGATTTCTCGTTAGTGAATAGATATTGATCTAGATTAAATATACCGGTCTTTTCCAGGTAATAGTTCAACGCTTCTTTGATTTGCTTATTAAAGAAAACTTTCCGGGTCTTTCCGGTCTTTTGCTCTTTAATATCTAAATAGTCTTTTAGATTCCCCTGGTCATTTTTGACATCTCCAAGTTTCAGGGATAATATATCCCCGATCCTCAGGCCGGAGTTAATACCAAAAACAAAAAGTAAATAATCCCGAGGATTTTTCTGTCGGTATAAATTTCCCCGGATCTGCTTTATTTGATTTTCTGATCTGATCGGCTCAACGATATTCATAATTTTTTTACCCCCTATATTATACTTAATTTATTTGACTAAATCATAACATAGGTTAAATAAAAATTCAAGTATCCTATCAAAATAAATTCAAGTATCCTGTAATCCTTATTTTATATAACTTTTTGAATTTAACACTTAAAGCATTGTGTTAAATATAAATCTTTCCGGTCCAGGCCAGGGAGATCAATTCACGCCACACCACACCGAGAAATGAAAAAAATCTTATAGCCTCTTTTCTGGCTTTTTCTACCCCGAGCCACACCAATAAGACTGAGCCACACCGAGCCACACCGATAAGCGAAAAATGAGACCCTGTAACCGTTGAAAACAAACGATTTTTTTTTTCTTATTTTTGACCTTTTTTCACTTTTCAAAATATTATATTTAATCTACCTAACAAAATCGCAATATAGGTCAAATAAAAAAACAGATACCCCCTTTTTTTGTATTCCTATATATCCCCGAAAGATACTTTTGTTAAACAAAAAACGACCCCGAGCCACACCAATGAATTGAGGTATAACAGGCCTCACAACGTTTTTATTTTTTAACTTTCCCTGTATTATACATAATATCAATTAAATCAAATAAGAAATAAATGCCTGATCCCGGTTTTTAAGAAAATCTTACACCCTATTTTCCGGTCTTAACTGGCCTTCTTACTTAACAAAAGTATCTTCTTCAATCTTTAATTTCCTTTCAAACAAAAATAGCCAGACTAAAAAGCAATTTCTGCTTTTTTAACCTGGCGATCTGGTCGCTCTGTTAATATTTAATTTTGTTTAATTAAATTAATTAATCCATAGATCTTGTTTATTACATTCCTCTAAATATTCATCAATAAGATATTTGGTAGCATAAGTAAAATAAATTTCTTCTGACATAGTTATTATCTGACATCTGCAATTTGGGAATATGTTCATAAATTTTTCAAAATCTTTAAATAAACTTCTTTTATCTTTCATTCCTTTAACCTCACAATCACCTTTTCAAATATCTCACTGCTAACTATCTCACTACTAATTAAATTCATGGCCCCACACCTGGGGCATTTAACTTCAATTATTTTTGCCTTATTGGTAATCATATTAAATCCAGGCATTCCACTAGCCAATTTTCTATTACAGGGTTCTCCCCGATATGTTCCCTTACACCTGATCTCTTCTTCTTTTATTTTAATTCACCTGCCTTAATTAATCAATTATTCCCACCCGAGAATCAGCCCGCCATATTTCTCTATCTCTTTATAGCTTATTATTTCTTCAAAGTCTATTCCTAGATCATCACATAAAAATTTAATCATTTCTCCATTGGCTTTATCCCTTGCGTACTTATCAGGAATTATAAATCTCAATCTGGCAAATTCTTCGGGATAATATTTTTTAAATCTTTCCAATTTTGTTTTATCTTGAGATCGGAGATAACCTCCTTTAACTTCAACCCATGAATCCGAAGCAGGCAAATAAAAATCTGGTTTATAATACCTTTGGCCACGCTTGATATCTTTAAATTCAAATTCTTTACATTCATAGATATAAAATTCGCGGATATATCTATAATATCGGGCAATATTGGCTTCTGTTTTTGATCGAAAATATTGTTTTAAATCTTCCCGGTAACCGCCTTTGGCTACTTCCATCTAATTGTTCCCCTTATATCTTCCCTGATATTTTTAATATAAACATAATTTCCATAATCACTACCGTTCCAAAAAGATCCCACCAAGTCAAATTATTGGTTTCTTCTGCTTTTTTAACTGAGCTGCTAAATCCTTTAATATTTTCATATCCTACTTTAAATTTCATTTAACTACCCCCGACTTTCTCAATAAAATCTTGGACCAAAAATTTATCGTGTACAGTTTCAACCACTTTATAATATTTTATATATTTATTGTTTATCCTGGTATTCTCCTTTCTTTTGGCCAGTAATTCTGGACTTAATGTTTTCTCAAAAGCAATAAGTTTCTCTTCCTTCTCCGTTTTCTGATCCTTCGGAGGTTTAAAATATCTCCTCTTATAGTCTCTCCTTCTGCCCCACTTTCTTAATAGACTGTATATGGTAGTAAAAGATACTCCATATTCCCGGGCAATCTTTATTGTTGGTGTGCCTTGTTTATCCTTCTGGATTATCGCCTCCCGGTTATCCGTTAACATTTTGTGTACTTTCGCTTTATCCACCATCCTTCATACCTCCTAATTATATTTTTATAAGGCCCTTTTGTTTATGTGCCTGAGCCAGGAGCCAAAGTTCGGGTTTTGGGAAATCCCTGACTCCACCTTGCAGAAGGGCCTTATTTAGTTTTTTCTTTTAAATGTTCTTCTAATTTTTTAAATTTCTCATCATGGCTTTTAAAGATCTCTTTAATACTAAGCAATGTATCAGCAAGGGCGGCAAGTTCTGAATTTTGTCCTTTGTTCTTCTCATAATAATTAACAAACCTGCATATCTTATCCCCTAAATCTTTGATCTTATCTATTTTTTGTAGGCCTTTTTTATCAAATATATAGTTAGCCATCGATATCTTTCCTTTCTTCTCTATATTTTGAACTCTTCTTTTCCGCATCCTCATATTTAATAACCTCTTCTTTATCCCTTATATCATCCCAATTTATCCATCTGTGATATTCAGGATAGAATTTCATTTCTACCCTGCCCGTTTCACCATCTTTATTTTTAGTTACATTAATAATCATATATTCGGGGGCTTCACCATCCTTCCGAGATAGACTTTCCATTTTTAATTTACGTTCCCAGTAGAGTATAAATATTATTTCTGCTCTTTCTTCAATTGAACCTGATCCCCTAAAATCGCTATTTCTCGGTTCCCTTATCTTCCCTTCCTGTGGTCTGTGAAACTGCGACAATAATATTACAGATACATTTTTCGTCCTCGCTGTCTGTTGAATCTGTAAGGTAAATTTAGTAAGCCTGGCATATTCAGATAAGTTCTCCGGATCGGATATATTTTGCAGATAATCAATTATGACGATGTCCGGCTTATATTCTGATATTGCCCTTATGATGTCTTGCATTTTATAGGCCCTAACACAATTATATTTCCAGATATCGTTAATTATTGGTATCATCGCCTCTATTTTCCCTTTATCCAAATCCGTTAAATTACCCCATCTAAACCTCATAGTATTGATTTTTTGCGTATTAGCTAATATCCTTCTCATATTCGCTTTAGTAGATATCTCTAACGTAATTACTAAAACATTATAATCAAGCCCACAAAACCCGATAGTTAAATCGGTGCCGAAACTTGATTTCCCACTGGAAGGATAGCCACCTATGATTATTAGATCGCCCCTATCAAACCCGCCAGTTATTCTATTTAGGCCTTCAAAGTTTTCTGGGAATTTAAAATCTGTCCCTTTCTCTGCTTCTTCTAAAGTCTTCAATATAATATCTTTATTGGTTTCCTTTTCTACTTCATCGGGTGGCTTGATCTTATTTATGATATTTTCCAATTCTCCGGCTTCTATTTTGCCTAGCCTAAAATCTTCAGTGGTTCTTAATATGGTCCGGTTATAAGTATAATTTTTCAAAAGTTTAAGATATTGTTCTATTGCTTCTATCGTAGGTACAGAATTTTGTATTTCAGTCAAACTCCCTAACCCTGCTTCTAATATATGATTTTTATATCCATAATCACTGACAGTTATGATATCTATTTTTATTCCTTTTTTATAAAGTATTTCAAATATCTTAAATATCTTCTTATAAATAATCTGAACAAAATCATCAATGGTTATCCTGCCAATTATTTTTTCGTATAGCTCCCCTTTTAATAGGATGCAACCTATTACGACTCTCTCTATTTGCTTATTAAAATATTGCTTATCAAAAGATTCCATTATTCGTTACTCCTTCTTAACCAGTTATGTATAAACCGATTATAGTCTTTGGGTAATTTGTTTTTCTCACCCTTATCCTTTTTTTCTTTTTCAGCCATCAGCCAATTTTCTATCTTTTCTATTTCCTGATCGATATCAATTCCGGGATACTTCTCATCAAATTCTTCCATTTTTATTTTGGTCAGATTAGTAAATTCTTTTTTAATAAAATTAAAACGGATATTCTTTTCATTATGCTTATTAAAATTAAGAAGAATTCTCTTTTCTTTCTTCTCTTTATTATCTTTAAGAGTTTCTTTAAACGAGTGTTCACCCCCCTTGAGATCCTTATTTTTTATACTATCTCCTGTATTGTTAGGTGTACCTAAACTTGACTTTTCGGCAAGTTTTACTTGACTAATCGGCAAGTTTTGCTTGACTAATCGGCAAGTTTTACTTGACTTTTCGGCAAGTTTTTTATCACTATTAACTTGACTATTAGTCAAGTTTTTCCATTTCTCATAATGTTCATTAAATTGATAACATTTATCTTTTATAATTATTTTATTTTCGGTAATCATTCTATTGATATTCCTATTAAGATGCCCCTCATCCATTCCTATATCATCAGCTATTTTTCTTTTATTTAATTCCTTAGTCCAATCTTGCCTTCTTACCTCTCCATCAAAACCCCAGGACCACCGGACAATATAAAATATTATCCTCATCTCATCTTTGCTCAATAGACCCTTGGCAAGTATATCTATTAATATTTTATTTTTTATTGGAGTAGAATCTTTTGGGATCATCCTTTTATTTGTTTACCTCAATGGCCAATTTATAAAACATAACTTTTTCATTACTTTTCCTTTTTTGCCTATCAATATCAGCAATTATATTTTTAAAATGATTCTCTGCCGCTGCTAAATCTATTTTGGTGTCAGGGTGAATTTTGATTTCCTTGCCTTCCCTTATATCATTCAACAAATCTGTCACTGCAAATAATTCTCGATAGGTCATGAGTGCCTCCTTTTTTAAATATCAAAATTGAAAATTATCTTTTGATTCTCCAAATTGTTTATTAACAAACCGTTTGGCTTCTTTCATTACATCTTCTGCTTTTTCAAATTCTTCAACTTCTAAAACTATCCCTATTTTTTCATTATTAAAATTACAGGATTTTACTTTCTCATAAGTTATTTGCTTTGCCTTCATATTGTCACCCCCTTTTTTATAGTTTTCTTATAGTTAACAAAACACCATATAAAACAACGCCATCAGTGCTGATCCGATTAACCAACATATAAATTCCATTTATCTATTTTCCTTCTCTAATTTAGGATCGGAAGCATACCCAGCCTGGTTCCATTTTTCGTCCCAAGCAAGATCTGAAATCTTTTTAAGCTCTTCAAAGCTCTTACTTTGCCATTTTCTTATAGCAACAAGACCTAAACTTAATGTCCAATCAAATAGGAAAGTCCAGCTCGTATTTTTAAATGAAAATTTATTAAACCCAATTCCTAAAATACCAAAAATAAGATCGTACTTTACTTTTAAAATCTTCAGTTGATATGTTTTCACTTTAATCTACCTCCGGAAATTCTTTTATCTCTGCCGGATAAATATTCTTTAAGCTATCCTTTAGATAAACAGGAATATTATTATCCCTACAATAATCAACTATATTTTCTATCCATTCTTTTTTAGGGATAACCTTACCTTTTCTATTGCCTGTCTCAGTGCCAACAATCACCCAATCAAAATGTTTTAAATATTTATAAGAATATATTTTAGACAACAATGGTTCAAAAGAAATATATTTTATATTATTGTCTTTATAATTAATTTCCAGAAATTTGACTAACGCCCAAATATCATTATAAAAGTCATTTTCTTTTGTTATCGTTATCCCTAACCAACAATTCTTAGGGAACTCATATTTTGAATATATTTCAGGATTTCTCGTTAGGAATTGAAAAGCATGTTGAGGATATTCTTTAGTTTTTTCAATTACCTTTTCTATCCATTCTTTTTTCCAATGGGCTATTTCACTCATAGACCCAACAAATATTTTTTGAGGTTTTTTAGGGAATTTCTTATCAAATTGAGATTCTAAAAAAGTAGGTTTGAAATTCCATAACCCACCTAATTGGTCTCTTGTCCAAACCCAGCCAGGATGTTTTTTATAATAATAATTAAACTCATTTCTATACATCTGATTCCAAAATCTTTTTGATATCTTTCTTGCATAACAGTATTTACAATTATTAAGACATCCCCAAACGCTATTCCATGTGATGTCGCACCAACCGATTTTATTTTTAGCCATTAATATCCCCTCCATCTTTGCCCACATATTATTTTTTTAATTGTAGTATGAGATGTTCCAAATAATCGCCCAACCTTACAATACGAATAACCTTGTTGATATAATTCTCTTATTACAGGAATGTTCTTTGGTTTTAATTTAGTAAATTTACTTTCATGCGGGATTGGCATAGTTCCATGTTTCCATTTATCATCTATGTTTTGTTTCCTTGTTCCCCATTCTAAATTGTTAATATTATTATTCTGATTATTCCCATCAAGATGTCTGCTCTCATATCCACTTATTTTTTTACCCTTAAAAGCATTTAAAATCAGCAAATGAATATAATACTTTTTCCCACCATTGTGATTATATAAAAACACATACAAATATCCGGTATTTTTTTTAATTGGCTTCAAATACTTTACAGATTTTGATGAATAAACATTCCCATTTTTGCTTATAGAATATTCAGGATAATCTTCAATTTCTTTCATATCACACCATCCTATTTTATTTTTCATCCCCTCATTCTCTCCCTATAATTTTTTTGAGATCTATTAAAGTCAATTCATAACCTTTATGTTTTGCTATTTCGCCATGATCTCCCACAAACCAAAGTTTATTGCCATCTAATTTATCAAGCATTTCTTCATGAACTTCTTCAAGACTATCTTCGTCTACTTCGACAATAATTTCGTCCCCATAAACTGTAATTAATTTAAATTCTTCTTTTTTACTTGTCATCTTCTTAAACCTCCTGATTTTTTATTATTGTGCTTACAATTCAATTTTTCTTTTCTTCTCCACTCCATTAATTTCTTTGTCCGGGCCTTTTTAATCTCTGCCCTTCTGACTTGATTAATCTCATCATCAATCAATTCAAAGATTTGATTAATAAAACTCTCTCCTGAATGCTCTGCCCTATCAATGAGCCTTGACCTTTTTTTGATATAATGATTGATCGCTCTTTGCATTTTTACCTCCTTTAAAAAATATTTTGCTGGACTTTAGATATTCTTTTATATGACATGTCAATATATTCTTGTTTTATCTCAATACCAATAAACCTTTTTCTTTGCTTTAAAGCCACCAACGCGGTGGTCCCTGCTCCCACAAAGGGATCTAAAACTATACCGCTTTCCCAACCTGCATTGCAGCCACAATCGGAATAACCTTTAAATTTATATTCTGCTGTGCAACTTGCTTTTTTATCTGGGGTCTCACTCATTCCTCTTTCTGCGTCATGTTTATGTGGATGCCAGCTTTTGCCAAGTAATTTTTTATATTCCTCTGTTGGTTCTAATATCTTCACCCTTGCCTTTCCACATTTCTTACAGATAAATTCAGGGCATCCTGCTTTTATGGGTATCTCAATTAACCCCTCCGGATATACTGCAAAATGTGCTTCCGGGAATGGCTGGGTCGGTATGATCCAGACACAACGTTTATTACGACCTTGCTTCCCATAATTAATATCTTTACCGTGGTATTGTGGGTGTTGTGTCCCTTTATCCGGTTGCTTTGTTTTATAACCCCTTTTTTTATTTAATCTCGGTTGACTTAGATTATGTGGGGTCTGTCCGTTGGCTCCAAACGTCCACTTATTGACGTTTACTCCCCTCTCCATTCGGGGTAATGTGTCAGGTGCATATTCTTCAAACTGCTGCTCAAACCAATAATCGTGCCCGGTCCAAAATGAATATTTTACTTTCCTTAATCCCTTACATCTCGGACATATCTTATTTTTTATATTTTCTTTTTCTTTATCACTTGCCTTAAATTGTGGACAATCTTTTTCCTTTCTCATAATGTCCCGGGTCCTAATATTAAAATAATTTTTATCAGAGCAGGCAGGACATTCTCTCCATTCCCAATCTTTACCTTCTATCCCCTTAATTCCCAATGGCTGTTTATCTACACATTCTAAAGTTTTTTCATTAGTCCAAAATAGAGTTTTATTGTTTTTAACAAAGAAAAATAGATATTCAAAATCTATGGTAAACCGATCGTCTGCACTTGCGGGCATGCAATTCGGTTTCCACCAGATAATTGTATTCCTCTTAATCCAGCCCCGGTTAGTCATTTCTATTGAAAAGCGATAAGGAATATCCAGTAAACATTTAGCATATTGTTTCGGCTTTAACTGTTGAGGTACTTTTGCCCTGGTTTTACTATCTGGCCAACCTGCATTTTTACCCTGAGATCCACCATAACTATCTCCAATATTCACCCAGCAAGTCCCATCTTTTCTTAATACTCTTTTGACCTCGTCAAAGATATCGCATAGGTGCTTTATATATAATTCAAAGGTTGGTTCGAGGCCCAGGCTGCCCTTCCAGGCTCCGCATTTAAGACAAAAGCAATTACCTATATCATCAGAAGCCCCCTTATCTTTAAACCAACCTTCCTTGCCGGGATTAGTTTCACCTGATTTATGTTTTAAAGTAATGGTTCTATCTCCCCAAATATGTTTACAATTTTTATCCTCATCCCATATAACCGGTTCAATCCCATAATCCCTGAGTCCCCAGTATGGTGGGGAGCATACGCAGCAATTAACCAATTCTGCCGGTAATTTCGGTAAGACATTTAAAGCGTGTCCTTGAATTATGGTATTAATCATTAATTAGTTTCCTTTTTGGATCTTTTTATCATTTCTTTTTCTTAGATATTTCAATAGCTCTAAAAGTTTAATATCATTCTCTTTGGTAAATTCTCTTAATTCTTCTGCAGTTCTATGAAACTGATTAAGTTTCCTAGATTTTTCTCTTTTAGCTGAGGATGATATCATTTTTATAATCCTCCAGGGGGCACCAATCGGGAAGTTTGTGCCTTAAAAGCATCTCATGATTGAGTATCCTAAAATTACCGTTTTTTCTTCTTGCTAATGGATTAAAACATTTGTATCTATATATGTCATACTTAGCATGAATACAATTAAAATATTCACATCTATTACTACAATAATTTATTTTTAATATTTTCATTTTTTACCTCCAAACATTTTTCTCTTTAATTTTTCCAACAATGTCAGCGCACATATTTTGTGGTAAATTCTATGATCATAAAAAATAATATCATCTATACTAAGGATCTTCTTACCACACCTGAAACACACCCAGGCAATCCCTTCTTGCAGTCTGTATTTCTTCATATTGATTAAATCCCTTTTTCTATAAATTTATTTAATCTAATCTTCTCGTCCTTCTCTTTTCTTAGCATTTGCACTAAATGACCCTGATCAATATTTTGTAATATACAATCTTCAATAATCTTCCTGAGTACATCTGGCGGTAGTGAATCAAGTTCTACCACCATATCAGAGCCATAGATACTAACGAATTTATTATAATTAGGATCGCTCTGTTTGGCCGGGTCCGAAGGTAATTGATATTTTTCTATCTGTTTTTGGGTTAAAGCGATCCTCTCAAAATTGATAAATACACCAAAATCCATAATCCTTTTTTTTATAGAATCATAAATAGATAGTCCTGAGGGGTCAAAATCACCGCAATAATATAAATGGCATTTTTTATCGATTTTAGCTTTATACCTTCCGGCAGTCCTATATACTTCCGTCCGGGATAACTGCCCTCTGGCTACCATTAGGGCAACGTCATATTGATAGGTAATCTCAGTCAAGACACTTCGCAGGGCATCCTTTTCAGTCCAAATTTCTAAATAACTATCCTGGTTTTGCCACTTATCTTTACGGTATGATATTTTAACTGACTGCATAAATTCATTAAGCTTGAGCCAGGAGCTTAGCTTATCTACTGCTCTTAACCGATCAGCAAACCCTTCCTCTGGCAATATTCCCTCATCCCTGCCCGCGACACAAAGCCGGGATAGCTTTTTATAATATCTTTGCTCGTTAGGAATAATTTGCCTGGCCACTAATTGATAATAAATCTGCCTAAGCGTCAGAGCAAAATCATAACTATCTATTATTTCTTGTACTTGTGTTAAAAGTTCTAAAGATTGCCTTTGCACCTTATCGCAACCCCTTTATATAAGATTGGATGTCATTAAGACATTCTGTATTAAATATGGTTCCGGTTTCCGGGAAAAAGGCGTATTGTCTCCAACTACTCCACCACTTAATAATCCCAAGTCTAATGGGATGCGTTTTAGAATTTACCTCAATAACTTGTGTTTTAGGCTTTTGTTCTAATAATCGAAATTCAAGATATTTGCTCATCTTTTATCTCCTTATTTTCCTTCTTAAGTAAAGAAATAACCCAATAACAGAAATTAATATCGCTGCCATTTCTATTAAAAAATATATGTTTTTAATAAACATAATAATTTACCTCTTTAATTTATTGCCTACCCCGGCAGTTGGTCTGCAAAGATACTGAGTTAAATATATTCTTTAGGCTACCACGCCACAGGACAGGCAAATTAACTTAATTATTCTTAGTCATATACTTTTTTATCTCCCGATGTTTCAACTACGTTATAGTTCCAATCCCAAACTGTATAACCAGATACAGTATGAGTAGACCTACTATCCCAATCATTTACGCAAGCCCTAAAATTGGGTAAGGTATAACTAGAGGGATAATAATAGCAGCCAGTTTGGTGATAACTCGTATAACAATAACCACTACCCGACTTATAGATACATATTCTATGAGCTAACCCATCGGTATATAAGATATGAGTTTGATAAGTAGTATAACCATGCTGGTGTAAACAATAGGAACATAAAGCAGCCCCTTCACTACAGTCTCCAGATTTAGTTTTCCAGAATTCATAAGGGCTTTTAACTGTATCGTAATTAACTACAAAGGTACAATTACCTCTTATCCAAGAGGTTATTTTAGCAGGGCTATCCATACTATTTACAAAGCTCGTAAATGCAGGATCGCTAGGTGGACTCCAGGAGCTAAGATCATAGTAACCTCCAGTACTACTACAACCGGCCATTAATAATAAAAGCCCTAAGATCATGACTAAGGCAAAGTTTCTTAGTAATTTCTTCATTTCTTTTTTCACCCCCTTTCGGTCTTTATTTAGATGGGGCTTGTCAGACCTCAAGCCCCCATATTTTTAATTGTTTATTTTGCTTATTCAACAAAAACGCCTACGATATCTGTTTCGATTACCCTGCCAGTCCAAAAATTATGCTGAGTATAGGTAACTAAAATGGTTGTCTCGCCAGATCCAACAGCCCTAATCCAAACTTCATCTCCTACAATATCTACGATAGCGACTTCAGGATCATTCGATGAGTATTCACAATCGGTAAGTTTTATATCCTCACTAGTCCCATCATTATAATTAGCGGTAACAGATTCTATTTTGCCTGCATTTTCAGGAATTAAACTCGTAGGTTTCGGCATTTCTAAATATAGTCCCTCCGGATCAACAGTGATTGATATAAGCTTCGATTCAGGCAATACCCAGCAACCGGCAAGTAAACCAGCAATCAATATAACCGCCACCAACACAGTTAGCTTTTTCATTTTTCTTTTTCACCTCCTCTCTTGTGGGGCCTGGCCCGGTTAAAGGGTCGATAAATTACAATGGTCCTTAGTTTACTGTAATTTACAATAACCGAGCCAGGCCTAATTTTTACTTTGTATAAGGTATTTTATAGATTGATACTTTATTAAAACGGTATATCCTCATCGGCAATTTCCTGACCTTCTTCGATTTTTGCCACTTCTATTATTTTTCCACCGCCCTTAATACCTCCTAATATTTTATTTTTTAAAATTAACCAAATGTATCATCCTGGCACTTTTGACAAAGCCCCGAAATCCCATATTCTTTAATGGATAATTGGTCTTTAAAATCTTCCATTTTTATTTCTTTGCCACAAGTAACACAGACTCCCTTTTCTTTAGCTTCTGTCGGTGATCTTCCAAAGGCTTTTTTGGCAAAGTCATCGAGAAAATTTTGTATTCCTTTATCCCTTTCCAT